TAAAATGTTTTGGGAAACCTACGATTCTTTGACTAAATACTTGTCAGAGAAGACGAATTGTAGCGTTATCCGCTGTGCAACAGCAGAAGGTGACGATATTATAGCTCGTTGGATTGCTTTACACCCACAAGACGAACATATCATTGTATCTAGCGATACTGACTTTGTTCAACTGGTAGCACCAAATGTCAAACAGTATAACGGTATTACAGACGAATTACACACTCTAGAAGGAATATTCGATGCTAAAGGCAAAGCGGTTATCGATAAGAAAACAAAGGAACCTAAAACAACGCCGAACCCAGAATGGCTTCTCTTTGAGAAGTGTATGCGAGGCGATTCTTCGGATAACGTCTTCTCAGCGTATCCAGGTGTCAGAACTAAGGGCACTAAGAATAAAGTTGGGCTTCAGGAAGCGTTTGAAGATAAGGACAAGAAAGGCTACAGCTGGAACAACCTGATGCTACAGCGTTGGACTGACCCCGATGGTGTAGAACATCGTGTCCTAGATGATTACGAACGCAACAGAACCTTGATTGACCTGACAGCACAGCCCGAAGAAGTTAAGGCAACAGTAGATGCCTGCATTAGAGAACAGATTAGTCATAAAGACCTAGGTCAGGTAGGTGTAAGATTTATGCAGTTTTGCGGCAAATATGAACTTAACAAGTGTTCAGAAAATGCTGATTCGTTTGGCCGTTGGTTAAACGAAACGTACAAGGGAGTACTAAATGGCTAAGGATATGTTTTTGACTACCATAACATTTAGCATAGTACTTGGCGTACTAGTATTAGCATTTTGGCCTACAGACGTTAGACACGTAACAGTACAATATGATTGTAGAATCGCAGAGATTAGTCCCGACTATCCTGTAGCAGTAAAAGAAGCTTGTAGAAAAAGGATCTCTCAATGAGTATAGTAGCTAAACCAGTAATTGACAAACAGTTTTGGGTATTACAACAAAATAATGAAAAGGTTGGTAACATTGAAGCAGTAACCGGTGGATATCAAATCAAACTTAATAATCAAATCATAGGGCAATATAAAACTATCAAAATGGTTGAACGCAACATTGATATCACGTTTGAACCTGCAATTAAAAAAGAAAAAGCAAAAACAACAACTATGGTACACGGATTTCCTGCTAAGGGTCGTGTTTACAATCCCATGTGGGACGTTCCGCAAAAGTTACCTGTCTATACAAAAACAAACAAAAGCAAAAGTTGGCACGCAGCCGGTTGGTACACAGTGAAGAAAGGACGTCACTGGGCTGCCATGCAAGATCCTAAACTAATCTTACTACAAAGATATCCTTATCAAGGACCATTTCACACTCGTGAAGAAGCAGAACCAAAATAATTTAACCAAGGAGAATTAAAATTACGAACCCTTTCAGAGATCAAGACAAATTTATGACAGCCTGTGAGCAAACTATCTCAGGCATGAACGATGATCAATTTAGACTATATGCTAAATTAATTACAGAGGAATACGATGAACTACAGGTAGCTATTGCTAACAAAGATGCGGTAGAAACTCTTGATGCCCTAGTAGACATTCTTGTTGTTACCATTGGAGCAATTAACTCTATGGGAGCCGATGCCGAAGGGGCCTGGCGAGAAGTAATGGCTTCTAACCTGGCCAAGATTGATCGTCAGTTGGGCAAGGTACGCCGTCGCGAGGATGGTAAGATTCTTAAACCAGTGGGCTGGGAACCACCTAAACTTGCCAATTTCCTTAAACGCGAACATTAATGATACATTTACAAAAGTTTGTTGAACGAATTCGAGGCGGTAATGCCCGTGGCGGCAAAGACTTTACTATGCCCATGAGCGAAGCACAAGGATTGGCTGCCGATCTTACAGATCTATTGCTTGAGCTTAGAGCTTATCAACAACGTGCCATGGCCGGTCAACAGGAAGAAACGGTTGAAATAGCAGTATCTGGTGGTTCTTTTAAACAATAGGTAATATACGTATATTATTGGTATTTTTGTCATAAATAATATACTATGAATGCTACCTTTAAACCTACTTGGTTGTACTTAAAACAACACAACAAAACAGGGCTTAAATATTTTGGGAAAACTGTAAGAGATCCCAAAACTTACTACGGCTCTGGCGTTTATTGGACTAGACATTTAGAAAAATACGGGTACGATGTTACAACTATATGGCAACAATTATTTACAAAAAGAGAAGACCTTGTAGCGTTTGCCTTAGACTATTCGCAAAAAAATAATATTGTAGAATCTAACGAATACGCTAACTTAAAACCTGAAGATGGCTTGATGGGCGGGGACACTGGCATTACTGAGCTAGGTCGCAAACTTATCAGTGAAAACTCCAAAAAGTTTAGACACACTGAAGAAACTAAACAAAAATTAAGAGAAGCTAGGGCAAGACAAGCTGATCCGCGGATTGGCAAAAAGCATTCTCCAGAAACAATAGAAAAAATTAAAGCTAAAAGAGCCTTGCAGAAAAATATCTGGGGGAAAATCCGTGTCTAGACCAAAGCCAAAAATCCTTGCTGAGCTTACTAACAAGCAAACATACAAAACTGAACAGGTACTAGCCTCAGAAGGTACCTGGGCAGTTTTTTATGACAGTAAACCTATCAATCTCAAGACTAGTAACCTACTAGTTCAGTACCCTGGACCCAAGTATAAAAAGGTAAGTTTTTCTAATCCCGGTCACGCTATCAATTTGGCTAAGAAACTCAACACCCAATTCAAAACCGATAAGTTTACGGTAGTTCTGCTCAAACAGGGCGATCGCGTATATCCTTAGGCGCTATGCGCAACAAACTCAAACTAACTGAGCAACTGGTAGCAAAACTGCCTGATCAGTTTGCTACAACTGTAGAACAAGCTCGTATAGGTTGGTGGTTCAATATAAAATCAACTGGTGGATTGAGATTGACTGCTCTAGGATTCAAAGTATTAGCAGAGCAATTAGACTTAAAGTTTTACGAATATCGTATCGCAGATTCCATGCAGTTCAATATGCAAACTGTGTTGGATTTGGATCGTAAGCTAACTCAACCCTATTATATTGTAACTAAAAAAGGTGAACCTGTAGCTGTCCTGTTTTTTGGTAGTAAAGAAGCTATGATGGCCAATTTATACGGCAATTTAGACAAATTCCTTGACAACTATTCATAATAGTAGTATATTATAACTGTTGGGCCTATAGCTCAGTTGGTTAGTAGCAATCGACTCATAATCGATAGGTCCCTGGTTCAAGTCCAGGTGGGCCCACCAAGAATTTGCTAAATATTAGAGCATGGAACAGAAGACAAAACCTGTTGAACAGTATTACTACTCTGAGAAAGAGTGGGGCCGCTTAGGTTGTGGCCCGTTGCCTGAAGAACGCAAGCGTGAGAATTTTTTAGAGGCTTGCGCTCGTGGCAATCCCAAGATTGACGGGAAATTTGTAAAGGGGTATAACTAATGATTACCTTTGCTGCGTTGGCATTAAGTGCTGTATTAATTTACGCACTGATAGAATTAAAAGATTATCTCGAGAGAGAAGAATAAGGATTTAAAAAATGACAGTTAAAACAAAAACAAAAATGAGAGCCGTTACTCCAGCTGAACAAATTATTGCTGACCAATTTATATTGAAGCACTTGCCTTACCCAGCAGCAGAATTAATTGATGAAACATCTGCTCCAGGATATGTAATTATTACGTGGTCTAGTACCGAAATTGCTAATCAATTTATTGCTTTGGCAAATGCTCAAACTCCGCCTTTTGAAACTGTAATAGTATCATAAGCGGCAAAGAATTGTTGTAATCCCTCCGTAAGGAAGGCGCTGTGGACGGGAGTTCGATTCTCCCCGGATCCACCAAAAGTATTTTGTAGTAGCTACAATGGAACAACACTGAACTTGCTATGATGCCGGTCGACGCAAGAGGAGCCATGAAGAGTCGGGCTACCGCAGGTTCAAGCACTGAACAGAATACTTCTGATGGGGAAGATCTGGTTTCGACATGGCGAGATACTGAAAGAGGCAACACGGTAGGCGATGACCGTTAATCAAGCAAAACTCGTAAATGCAAACGCAAATACAGGCGAAGTAACTGTTTCAGCCAAGAACGTTAAGTTCCGCACTTTAGCAGCCAAAGGCCAATCTTTAGCAGTTTAATCACTGCTTAGGGCAGGAAATGCCTCGTAACAGAAAAAACCAAAACCCGCTTCGGCGGGTTTTTTATTTAGAACAAGTTTCAACACAGGCGTATAATCTACCAGCGGGGATAGATTCTTTTGCCCAAGACTCTTCTATTTTGTTGAACCATTCTACGCAATGCTCTAAACTGTACTCGAGAGCATTGTTTTCGTGTACCAATGTTTTTAATACTTCGTTGCCACGGTGGAACATAGTACGTGGATAAAATCCTAACCAACAACAAGGATATACTTCACCGTTGGCCGCAATGTATAATTCTTTTACACGTTTATGATGACAATCAACGTTGATTACAGGAGTATCTTTTTCGTGACGTTTTCTTGTTGCGGTCCAAGTGAGATGATCCTGTAATAATACTTTCATAGTTGGCGGAGTCGTTAAATCCTCAGGACGATAGGGAGCTCCTATAAGATGACTATACTCGCCGGTTCTAGTAAAGACATAGCCGCGATCACGCCCTCGCCCAATATTTTGAAAT